CCGCGATGGATCTCTGATGGGCATGAACCTGGAATTGATCGAGACGGTGGCGAAGAGGGTTTCTGTTCCCGTGATCGCCGTGGGAGGATGTGGAAACTGGGGCCACATGCACCAGGCTTTCGAGGCCGGGGCGGATGCTGTCGCCACACAAGTGATCCACCACTTCACGACACCCTCTCTGAGGGCGGCGAAGACGTATCTCAGAGAGCGGGGATTGGCGGTGAGATTATGAAAGATGGCGGGCTGACTGCTCAGGAGATCTTTAACAATTTCCGGACGAGCGTTTTACATCTGATTTATTCAACGAGCGCGTCGCTGGCACAATACGATGTGCCGTTAGTTGTTGCCAATCAGAAGATGGCCGACTTTCTTGAGCATGTGGCGCGGGGGATGCATGAGATGGACATACCGGAATGATCCACCACTGTAAATCCTGCCTCATGCCGTCCTCGCGCCCTCGGGTGGTGTTCACGGACGGGGAGTGCAATGCCTGTGTGTATGCCAGAGAGAAGAAGGAGATCGACTGGGATGATCGGGCGAGAGAGTTTCGGGCGCTGCTTGACAGCCGTCCTCGGACTGGTGCCTACGATTGCGTCGTCCCCTTCTCGGGAGGCAAGGATAGCGCGACGGTTGCATGGCGGCTCAGAGAATTTGGATTGCGACCTCTCCTGGCATGTTACGGACAGCTTCTCTGGACGGATGTTGGCCGGCACAACCTGCACCTATGCGCCGATGCCGGCTTTGACATCCTTTATTGGCGAACTGATCAGAGAGTGTCACGCGCGCTCGCCCGAAGGTTTTTCATTGAACGTGGTCATCCGAAGCAGCACTACGACGCCGCGGTCAACGCCGTCCCGGTCCTGACGGCGAAAGCCTTTAACATCCCACTGATTTTCTATGCCGAGCACGGGGAGACGGAATATGGCGGTCTGGTTCTTTCTGAGGAAAGTCGGAGAGTACGCAGCCTTGTCGAGGTCCTTGAGCACCAGGTGGGAGATGACGCACGCAACTGGGCCGTGGGCGATATATCCGAAAGAGACCTGTTCCCCTACGTTTACCCTCCCGATGTATCAGGACTTACCGCCTACTACTTCTCCTACTTCTTTCCCTGGGACATCTACGAGAACGCCAAGCTCGCCCGAGAGGTGATGGGCTTCGAGCAGGCCGACAGTGGTCCCATTGGATTACCAATGCGTGATATTCCAGACGTGGTGAGCACGAAACCGGGCGATTATTTCCCGCTATATATCCCATATTGGTTCGGCAAGTCGGACGGGTCCTTCGAGGGCTACGATAGCATCGATGACAAGATCGACGATCTCGACTTCTACATGATGCACATCAAGTTCGGCTTCGGGAGAGCGACCAGGCAAGCAAGCAGATTGATCCAGAACGGTCATCTGACGAGAGAACAGGGACTGGAACTGGTCCGCCTCTACGACGGCGAGTTCCCCGAGACCTATTTGGACGATGTGCTGGACTACCTGAGCATGGACCGGGATGAGCTGATGGAGATCATCGACCTGCACAGGAACCCGGAGATCTGGACGAAGGAAGGTGCCGAATGGAAGCTGAGACATCCGCCAAGGTGAACCACCCCTGCGATCTCTGCGGGTCGATCATCTCCCGGCCAATCAAGGCCGCTCTCCCATACATCGGCGAGGAAGACCCTCCCGTGATCTGCTGGGACTGCGGCTTCGTCTACGTCATCCAGAGGCGGAGTTCCGAGGAGATCGCGCGGGCCTGGGACGACATCTGGGGCGAGGGCTACTCCAGCAAGTGGCCGGCGGTCGTCGCACGGCAGCACTACGTCGCCGAGTGGTGCGACCAGATGTTCGGGTGGGCAGACAAATTCGTTTTGGATGTGGGTGCGGGCGAGGGTCATTTTCTGGATATTCTGAGAGCCGATTACGGTGTACCGCGCCAGTGGGCCAGAGGCATCGATCCAGACCCAAAACACTGCGTGGACGTTGGCTCATGGATTGCCGAGGCGACGATCGAAAGCTTCGACACGGCAAATCTCTTCAATGTCATCACCATCCTCTGGACCCTGGAGAACTGCGGCGACTGCATCGGAATGCTGAAGAAGGCCAAGTCTCTCCTGAAGCCCGGCGGGATGGTCGTGGTGGCCACCGGGTCAAGAATACTCGTTCCCTTCAAGAAGCCCCTTGGAAGCTACTTTTCGGACAACCCGGCCGATACCCATTGCTTCAGGTTCTCGGCCAACACTCTTCGGGCGGCCTTTTCCATTGCGGGCCTGCCCGATACGCAGACCAACCAGTTTCTGGACAGCGACTGGCTGGTCTGCGCGGGGAGGGCGGGAGAAGGTCCAGTAACCGCCCTCCCCAAACCTTACGATCACCCGGCGATGGTCGAGGACTTCTTCGAGGACTGGAGGAGGCTGTGGCCATGACCTACATCATCGCCGAGTTCGGAACCTCCCACCAAGGCAAGCTGGAGCGCGCCAAGAACCTCTGCCTGCAGGCCAGGGAGATGGGCGCCGACGCGGCCAAGTTTCAGCTTTTCGTTCCCAGGGAGGACCTTTTCTGCCCCCTGGAGGGCGACGAGTTGAGATGGGCGCGGTGGAACGAAAGCACGATGCTGTTTCCCGAATGGAAGCACCTGAAGGACTTCTGCGACCGCATCGAGATCGACTTCATGGCCAGCGTGTTCCAACATACCGCCGTTGAATGGATGAAGGAGCTGAAGCCCAGATACTGGAAGGTGGCGAGCAGGGCGGCTATGACGTTCCCGTATGATGAGGCGCCGGGGCCGTTTCTCGTGTCGATGGGGATGATAGAAGAGGAAGCTGATCGCCCAGGTGTTGCGATGATTTGGATGCAATGCAGATCACAATATCCAACGAAACTAAGCGACCGGGCTCGTTGGTCAGGTGTCTATGACGGCCTCTCCGACCATTCCGGCACCGTCTTCCCCGGCCTGGATGCCATGGCGCGCGGCTGTCGGTTCCTCGAAGTCCACGTCGAGAATGAGCCGCCCGACGACATCGTTTCCATCTCCTGGTCCGACCTGAAGCTTCTCTGTGAGGCCCGTGATGCCTTTGCCGAAATGCGTTCGGGTTCTTGAGGACGACACCCAGAGCCGCGAGGCTTTGGAGGCGGATGGCTGGAGGTATGTCGAGACTTTGGTGGAGATGAAGCGGGCGACGGAACCAATCTTTGTTCCTTCTGTCTCAGTTTGGGATGGCGATCTGGCTGTAATCAGTAGTCTCGCAGAAGAACATATGGGGCCTAACAGATTGGTCATGGACGGGAAAGAGACCCTTGCTAAGGATCTCCGCCACCAGATAATAGATGGCACAACGGAAGATATTCTAGTAATTATTGAAGATGAAGACCATCAAAAAAAAGTGAGGGGGTATTTAGTACAAAATAAGGGGCGCATAGTTATTTTAGCTGGTCCTGGATATGGGGAAGATCTCGTGCGCCAATTCATTGGAAATTCTTATCGCGATGGTTTTTCTGAGGTAACTGCTGGAACCCAAGAAACCAATCATAAAGCAAGATCATTATACGGCCGTCTGGGTTTCCGCACCTACCGCAGGAGAGTGACCTATCACAAAGATTAACGTCATCGTGCAGGCCCGCATGGGCAGCACCCGCTTCCCCGGCAAGGTCATGGCCGACCTCGACGGCAAGCCGATGATCGGGCACCTGCTGGACGAGCTGAAGAAGTGCAGGCGGGTGGACAAGGTGATCGTGGCGATACCGGATCGGCAGGGTGAAGCGCCTAAACCAGTTTTGGAACAATATTTGTCTTCCTACATCAATTGGGGAGATTTTCATATTGTTCAGGGACCAGAAAATGATGTCGCCGGCAGATTTAAAATCGCACTTGGAAGATTTCCCTGCGACTACTTCATCCGCGTCTGTGCCGATAGTCCGCTGATCACGGCAAAAGAGATTGATGATCTGGCGAAACAGCAAGGCAGTTGGCTCGCTCAAGCGGAGTTGCCTGCAAATACACGTTTCGGCCAGCCGCAAATCGTCAAAACAGAAGTTTTTCTGAAAGCCCTGCCCTTCTTCGACGATTACGACCGCGAGCACGTCACGACCTTCTTCACCCGAAGGCTGGTCGTGGATACCCCCGAGGACCTGGATTACGTGAGACGATGGATCGAGTTCTCAAAGCTTCTATCCTAGGCTCCACAGGTCGCATGGGCCGGATCCACTGGCAGACCCTCGAGGAAGAGGGGGTGGAGATCGTCGACTGGGACGAGGCGGATATCATCTGCATCGCCACTCCCGACAAATATCACGGCGAGCAGACCATCGAGGCGCTTCAGCATGGAAAGCACGTGTTCTGCGAGAAGCCACTCTGTAGAACGATGACCGACCTCGCCGACATCAGGCTATACCCCGACCAGCATGTCGGGCAGAATTATCCTCTGCGTCATGTGTTTGAGAAGCTCGAAGACCAGGATGATTTTGGTGATCTACAGATTTTTGCCGCCAGCTATAGCTGGGGCCGGCACCATAAGATGGAAACGACCTGGCGCAAGGATGATCCGAACTATTCCTTGATCTTCGGCGGCCTCATTCATGTCGTGGATCTGTTCTTTCATGTCGTAGGCGGCGAGATCCACTTTCATTCCGCCGCATCGCATGGCAAGCATCATGAGTTGACGGTGGCGCTTTGCCATATTCCTCATGGACTTGCGTTCTTTCAGATCGATGGCTTGCCGGGCCAGAAAGAGCACCATCATGCGGTTGGTTTGACCATGGCCAATAGAACGATCGCCGCTGTGAACAAGGACCCCACCGACAAAACCGCTTGCCTGAGAGCCTTCATCGATGACATCAGGCAGGGAAAAGAGCCGAACAACGACTTCAGGGCCGTGGAACTGTGTCTGCAGATCGAAAATTTCGTTGCTACTTCGCAAAACCGCTGATCGGTTTCCAGGAGCGCGAGGCGGTGGACACCATTCTGCAGCAGAGGACCCTGACCAATGGGGGGATCGTCAAGGCTTTCGAGGAAAGCTTCCAGGAATACACCGGCGGACAGGCCGTGGCGCTCTCTTCCTGTACGGCAGCCCTCCATCTGGCCTGTCTCATGCTGTTTCGTCCCGGAGACGAGGTGATTTTGCCCGCAAACGCGCACCTGTCCGCGGCAAATGCCGTGGAACTGGTCGGCGGAACGGCGGTTTTCTGCGATGTTCAACGCTCTACCGGCAATATTGATCCTGAAAGTGTTCTTTCTGTGATATCCGACAGGACCAAGGGCATAATCTGCGTCCATTACCTCGGAATTCCCTGCGATATGGGCCATTTGCGGCAGATCTGTCGTACTCATGACCTGAAATTGATCGAGGATTGCGCCCTGGCGTTGGGAACGCACTATGATGGGCGTCATGTCGGCTTGTGGGGGGATGTCGGGACCTTCTCCTTCTATCCGACCAAGCATATCACCTGTGGAGAGGGTGGAATGCTGCTCAGCAGCAGTTTCGACCTTGCCGAGAAGGCCAGATCGCTCAGACGGTTCGGTCAGCAGGAAAGATATGGAGACATCCAGATCCCCGGCCTCAACTACCGCATGACCGAGATGCAGGCGGCGATCGGGATCGAGCAGCTTAAGCGTCTGCCGGTATTTCTGAGACAGCGACTGCTGAACATGGACCAGATCGGCCGTGGTCTCCCTGACTTCGAGCGGGTAGGAGGGTCCTATGGCGTCTCCATCTTCCCCAGGGGCGACAGGAACGAGTTGAAGCGTCTCCTTTTGAACGAGATGGTCGAGACGAGCGTCTACTATCCCCGTCCTCTTCCCAGGCTCTCCTATTACAAGCACAAATCCAGGCAGTACCTTCCGGCCTTTCCCAACGCCGAGGCCTTCTCCGATGAAAGCCTCTGCCTTCCCGTTGGTCCGCACCTGCAGGCCAAGCACATCAAGCACATGATCGAAAGCTTCAGAAAATGCGTATCGCACTCATCGGTGGCGCGGGCTTCGTAGGCCACCATCTCTGCCAGCTCCCTCACAAGTTCCTGGCCATCGACAACCTCGGGGTCAACAACCTCCTGACAATTCAGAAGAAGTACCGGCCCTTCATCTGGGAGCGGCTGGAGATGATCGACGACTTCATGCCCTGCAACGCGGTCGACTATCACGCCTTGTCGAAGGTCTTGTCGGAATTTCAGCCGGATATCATCGTCCATCTCTCCGCGGTGGCCCACATCGACCGGGCCGAGAAATCCCCGATGGACACCTTCCTCAACTCACAGAGGACCCTGGAAAATGGCCTTGATATTGCTCGAGCTATTGATGCCAAGTTCGTCTACTTCTCCAGTTCGACAGTCTATGGTGACTTTTCATCCGATGTCATCGACGAAGACGAACCTCTCACTCCACGAGGCATTTACGGGAATGTCAAACTTGCCGGCGAAGCGGTCTGCCGGGGCTATCATCAGGCGTATGACATGGATATTACGATTGTCCGTCCCCAGGCCCTCTACGGGCCAAGATGCGTCTCCAGACGAGTGACCCAGATCTTCATCGAGAACGCCATGCAGGGGAAGCCCATCGTCATTCACGGCTCGGGCAAGGACAAGCACGACTTCACCTACATCGACGATCTGGTCTCGGGAATGAACCTGATCTTCAAACCGTGGGAGGGTCTGAGGACCTACAACCTGACAGGAGAAAGCGCCACCTCGGTTCAAGCATTGGCCGACATGGTGGTGGAGAGGTTTCCAACAGAAATCATCCACACCGACGCCGATCCGCTGAAGCCCTCACGGGGCACCATGTCCTGTGGCAGGATCAGGACCGAGCTGGGCTACAGACCCAAGTTCCCGATCGAGATCGGCATGGACCTCTACATGGACTGGTATCAGGAGAAGGGATATGGCCGGCAAGAAGACCAAATCCGCTCGACAGGTTAGGGCCATCTTCGCCAACGCGGAGAAGAAATGACTTCCCAGGTCATCGCCGAGCTGGAAAACCGCATACGAATGCGGAAGCTGTGGCTCGAGTACGGCAAGGTCTACGATCCCGGAAAGCCGAACGAGCCCGGCGTCTATCCCTGGCAGAAGGAATTCCATGACGCCGGGGCGACACATCCCGAGAGGTTGATGATCGCCGCGAACCGGGTAGGAAAAACGAACTCGGCCGCCGCGGAAACGGCCATTCATCTGACGGGAGAATATCCCCCCTGGTGGAGAGGCAAACGCTTCGACCATCCCACCCGAGGCTGGACCGGCGCCGAGCGAACCGAGGACAGCAAGGACGTGGTGCAGGTGGCCCTCCTGGGGCCTGCAGGTGCTCATGGAACGGGCTGGATACCCGGCTCACGAATTTTCAAGGTGACCTATCGACAGGCCGGCGTCACCGAGGTCGTGGACAGCATCTACGTCAAGCACAAGACGGGAGGACTGTCCCACCTCACCCTGAAGACCTATCAGCAGGAGGCCAAGGGCTGGCGGGGAGCCAAGCTCCACTTCGTCTGGCTCGACGAGGAATGCAAGCAGGACATCTACACCGAAGCCCAGACCCGTGTCCTCGACGAGAACGGGGTGGTGTTCATGACCTTCACCCCCCTCCTGGGACCGACCGCCGTCGTCAGGCACTTCATGGACGGCGGACCCGGAATTTACATGAAGAACGTCTCCTGGGACGATGCCCCTCATTTGAATGAGGAAGAGAAACAGAGATTGATGGCGTCATATCCCGCCCACGAGAGGGAAACCCGTGCCAGGGGCACGCCGATGCTCGGGACCGGCGCCGTCTTTCCAATCTCTGACGATGCGATCTCCTGCGATCCCTTCGAGATCCCGAAATACTTCAGGCGGATCAACGGGATCGACTTCGGCATCGACCATCCCGCGGCGGGGGCCTTTCTGGCTTTCGACATGGACAGCGAGACCTGCTACGTCTACGACTGCTACAAGGCACCGGGAGAGACCCCGATCTACCACGCCGCCGCCATGAAGAAGCATGGCAAGTGGATCCCCAACGCCTGGCCGCACGACGGCCTTCAGCGGGACAAGGGGACCGGCAAGCGTCTCAAGGATCTGTACCGCGAGCACGGCCTCTTCATGACCAGGGAACATGCCCAGATGGACCGGGACGACAAGCAGAGGCAAGCGGTCGAGCCTGGGGTCATAGAAATGTACGAATGGATGAGGACCGGGCGCTTCAAGGTCTTCTCCAATCTGGGACAGTGGTTCGAGGAAAAGCGCCTCTATCACCGCAGGGAAGGCAAGATCGTGCCCGAGGTCGACGACATCCTCTCTGCCACGAGATACGCCTTCGTGATGAGACGCTTCGCCAGGACCGAGCCTCCCGCCACCATACCGAAGCCCAAGATCAAGGGGCCGATACTGGGACGTCGTGGATAACCAGGCCTTAGAAAAGCTGGAGCGCATTCTCCGCAACCTGCCCATCGTCAAGCCCAGGATGGAGCGGGTGGAGGGCAAGTTCGGGGTGATCTACTTCGGCTATGGGGAGGCAGCGGACGGTACGCCCCATGGATGCTGGGGCTATCTGGGCTATGGCAGACCGATAGAATTCGTCAAGGGCACATCGGAAGAATTGGTCAAGCGGGCGCTCGTGGACGATGCGGCGGGTTTCGTTGCATTGTGCCAGGAGAAAGGCCTGCTGGATGGCAATCACTAGCGTCTTCTCGACGAAACCCTTTGCCTCGCGTGTTCCGAAACTGCGCGCGACCTCCACATCGACCTCCACATCGACTGCGACCGGCGAGGAACTGGAGCGTCCGGCCAAGGAACTGAAGCGGCTGGTGAGGGCGATCAATGCCTAGACATTTCAGCGAGAACGAATGGGTCGCCATCGCCGACTACGTGAAGGAAGAAACTCGGCGAAGAGAGCAGGCCACCATCAGGAAGGAAAAGGAACGGCTCTGGAAGGAGGTGGACCGGCAGATCGCCATGGACCCTCTTCCGAGGAAGCTTGCCACCGGCACGGAAGGGGATTGGTTCCCCAACACGGAATTACCCTGGCAGTTCAACGCCCTTGAGGTGATTGCTGCGGACGCGAGATCCCTAAAGTTTCCTAGAACGATGGACTGGTATCGCGTTCACGCCAATATCTCCCGTGCTTATCAAAAACGCTGGGATCAGCGTCGCGGGACACAGCCCGGCGACGAGCCTGGGGCACCTGTCCCTCAACCGGGAGAGCAGGTGACGGAGTTCCGTCCAAGAGCGGAGATCCTGGAGGGTGGTGGCCTGATGCTGCTCACCCAGGAGACGGCGGATGTCCTGGCCAAGGCTACTCTGGACCATTTTCATTCGCTCTACGACTTCCGCCAGCAGATCAATCTCCTGGACGCCTCGGCGATCAAGTACGGGACATTCGTCGCTCGTATCAGGCCCGTCAAATTGGCGAAGTTCTCCTCTCACTATAGAGGAGTAGACGACAGCCTGATCGGACCTGCCACGATCCCTTGTGACATCAAGAACACCTATTTGGACGATAGCCCCGTCGCCCTTTGGCATGAGGGCATTTCAGCCGCCCCCTCCGTCATCCGGAGGACCCGTATGCGTTTGGAGGATATGCTGGCCGCTGCGAGAACGGGAGGGAAGGACAGGGGTTGGATCCTGGATCAGGTGAAGAAGATCGAAAGCCAACCCGATCCCGATGGACGGGACAATCTGGTCGAAATTCTGGAGATGGAGGGCGACCTCTACGTTCCGATGTCCGCAGCGGAAGACACGATCATCCTGGAGAACGTCATCGTGACGGTCGCGGAGCGATCCGGAGTAGCAAGACCCATCCGTTTCCAGGAGGCGCCTACTCCATTCAGATCCTATGTCGTCGGACACTATATGAGGGACGACATCAATTCTCCCTATGGGTCTTCGCCCCTGATGAAGGGAACCCCCGTTCAGGAGGCGGGGACCCTGGTTTTCAACACCATGATGGCCGTGGCGGCGCTTTCGGGGCAACCCCCGCTCGCCTACGACCGCAACGATCCCTCGCTCGCCGGCTCTGGGGGGCCTCAGTGGTATCCGGGCGCCACTTTCCCGACAGACGCCCCCAATTCCATCGAGAAGCTGGATGTCGGCGACATGGGGGAGCTTCGGGAGACCTTCATCGGTCTGCTGAAGCACTATGAGGACCTGACGGGCGTGAACGATCCCCGTCGCGGCGCACCCGTCAGGTCCCATACCACCCGAGGCGCGCACGAGCTGGAGGCCTCCAGAGGAATTGCCCGGACGGACGATTTTGTCTCCGACCAGGAAAAAGGCCCGATCACCTCCATCCTCTACATGGAGTATGCCATCGCAAAGCAGGTGATGACCCGGCAGATGCCGGTCTTCGTCAATGAGGGAGGAATAGAAGGCTGGGTGAAGCTGGCCTCTCCCGATCTCGCGGATGAAGTGAACTTCTTCGTGGAAGGCTCGGCGGGTCCATCGACCGAAAGAGAGCGGGCGGAGAACTTCATCGGCGCCTCGAGAGCGGTGATCGACATGGCCGCCGCCGCCGCTCAACTAGGGAAAGAAATCAACCCTCGCTTCGAGGAAATCGCAAAGGAAATCTACAAGCGTGCAGGAGAGAACAACCCAGACCGATTTGTCGGTGAGGCTGCAGAACTACCTCAGCCAGCTCAGGCAAGACCCGACGTTCCGGGAGTTGGTCGACAAGTTTCCCAGGTCCCGCCTCAAGCCGTGGCACCCGCGGGCGGAGGGAGACCAGGATAAGCTTCACGTCTATCAAAGCGGGCTAGTGGACGGCGAGGAAAGACTTATGTCATTCCTGCTGGGCCATGACCGATAAGCAGAAAGGTTCCGCCGAACGCCGCGCGCCAGCCGGTAAGGAGGCGGGTTCTGAGACCTCGGACCTCGACGCTCTTTTGAGAGAGTACGAGGACGACGGCAATACGCCGAAATCCGATCGCACCACCCTGAAAGCGGTGCGCCCCATCCTGAAGTACGTGCAAGGCAAGATGGCCGAGGAGCAGGAAGAGAAACTTGCCGACGATCTCGGCAAGGCGTGCGCGGTCTTGAAAGAGGCGGAAGCCCTCAGCGATGTCGACGACGGTTTGCTCGTCGGCTTCATGGAGGCCTATGCCAGGGACAAGCCGGCATTCCGCAAGGCTTTCGAGGCGCGGCACGACGATCCGGATGGCTGGCAATCACAGCTGTTGAAGGGACGGGAATGGCTGGAGGACACGATCGACAAGTCCTTCAAGCCGAAGACCAGCGATGTGGAAGCGGCGAAGGCAGCCGTCAGAGGCACAACGCAAAAGGCCGCAAAATCCGATGCTGTTGACCCCATGGAACTGATGAACATGTCAGGTGTGGCATTCGAGAAGTTCCTGGAGAGAGAGCGTCAGAAGGCCGAATAGGAGACTTAAATGGCAGTCACGACCACCAGCGTAATCGCCGGTCCGGTCAATGTCGTCTTCCAGGTGAACCTCCTGCGCAATGCCAAGGCGCTCTGTCCCTACTTCAAGGGATCGACGCCTGCCGAGATCTCGTTCCGTCAAGGCACGTTCTCGGCACGGTGGCGCAGGATCGAAAACCTGACCCCGACGACGACCCCTCTGGCGGAAATCACCGGCAGCCTCGCCTTCCCGACCCGTTCCGCGGTGCAACCCACCGTGACGGACCTGGATGCGACGGTTGCCAAGTACGGGAACTTCTTCTTCCTCAACGAGGAGGTCGATCTCGTCAACTTCAACGGCCAGGCGGCGAAGCTCAGCGAAGTGCTGGGCATCAACGCCGGCAGGTCCCTGAACCGCCTGCAGAGAAACGTCATCGAGGACAACGCGACGGCGATTTTCGCGGGAACGGGAACCACGGCAACGTCCATCTCGACGGCGACCGGGGGCGTCACGCTTTCGGATATCGCTGTCGGGGTGAACGCCCTCAACCGCAACGACGCCATGCGCTTCATGCCGATGTCCCGAGGCGAGGCGGCGGACGGCACCGCGCCGATCCGCTCCGCGTACTGGGGCTTCTGCCATGTCGACGTGGAGGAGGATGTCCGGCTCCTGACCGGCTTCCAGGGCATCGAGACCTACGCCGGTCAGACCGAAACCGCCCAGGGCGAGTTCGGCACGGTCGGTGGGGTCCGGTTCATCTCCACCTCGGAGGCGACCATCGACGCGGACAGCGGTGCGACCATCACCGGCACGGCGACCAGCAACTCCCGCTCCACCTCGAACACCTCGGCGGATGTCTACAACACCGTCATCCTGGGGATGGATGCGGTCGGCTCTCTCGGATTTGGCAATTCCCACATCCAGGAGAGCTACACCGCGGGCGACAGGTTGCCGGCCGTCATGATGGTGGGCCACGAGAGAGGGTCCGCCGGAGCCGCCGATCCGCTCAACGAAGTTTCGAGCGTCGGCTGGAAAAGCTGGCACGCAGGCCGGATCCTGAATTCGACCTGGGTGCGGGTGATCCAGCACTCGGCCTCGAAGCTCGAGCTGTAGGAGGATACCATGGCAGTCACACTCGGCACCCAGTATCCTCAGAAGCCTGGCGGGTTCCAGTCTTCCGAGCGGTTCGCCCAATCGACCGCGACCGCGCTGCGGGTGCTCAACAATGCCGTGGATATCTCCTTCCTCGGCATGGGCACCGCCACCGCCGGTCATGTCCATAACCTCTATGCCCTCAATGCCACCTCCACGGCATCGGGCGTGAGGGGCGATGCGATCGAGGGTCAGCTCAAGATGATCATGGCCACTGCCACCGGCCGCGCCGATGTCTACGTGCATGGGCCGACCATCGGCAGGTTGCCGGCGGGGATCGCCCTGGACGCGCTGCCGACCGCCACGGCCTACGCCGCGGCCTCGGCGACGGGTTCCTGGGTCTTCACCTCGGCGAACCAGATGATCCTGCTGCAGTTCCTCAATGGACGCTGGAACTACAGGGCCTTGATCGGAGCGACCCAGGCCACGGCGACGTGACGATCACCCTCACGGGTGGTCCTGCAAACAGGCTCAGGCACGGGCGTCATTCGACGCAGGCACTGGGCACAACGGGGACCGAGATCAATCTCACGGTTGATCTCGCAACCCTGCCGGCGGCCACGGCTACCGGCTTCGGCGTCCGCTACTACACTTTGGCGGACGGCGCTGAAGGACAGACGATGAACGTCGTTTGTCTGGGCACGGGAGAGGCGAAGGTCGCGTTGACCGGCACCTCGACAGGGGCCTTCGTCCTCTCCCAAGCCGACGACATGCTCGCCCTGATCTTCCTGGCGGACAAGTGGCGGGTCCTGGAGAGCCAGGCGACGACCGCGACGGCGACATGAGGTAGACATGGCCAGGACCCAGCGCACCACCACCCCCATGAACGAACGGATGAAGGCCTTCGTCAAGAAGCAGGAACGGGGACGGATCGCCCCGGTCGAGCGGCGGGGGAAGCTGCCCAAGGGAACCCCAGGCAACCCAGGCAAGGGAGGCAAGATCATAAAGAAGCTGAACCCCAAGGATTTCGGCATCGGCGCCAAGCGCATGTAACAAGGAAAAGACGGCCACATGACGAAGCTTCTCAAGCACAATCCCAAGACGGTCGCCCTGGTGGGCATGGGGCCGTCGATCTCCAACCTCTTCACCGAAACTCTCACCCAGGAATTCGCCCCGGACTTCGCCGACGAGTTCTGGACGATCAACATGGCCTCCAACATCGTCCATACCGACGTTTGCTTCTGGATGGACGACCTGAAGCAGCAGGAGGCCTTCAAGCCTGCCCTCTTCGCGGTTCTCCGGAGAAAGGGGATCCCGGTCATCACTCCCACGGCCTATCCGGAGGTGATCCCCAACTCCTACAGCTACCCACTGGATGAAGTCGCAGCCATTGGAATACCCATCTTCGGCAAGCCATACCTGAACAATGGCGTGGCAATGGCCGTCGCGTACGCCATCTGGAAGGGCGTGACCGTGCTGAAGATGTATGGCTGCGACTTCAGCTACCCGAACCGGGATTACGCCGAAAGTGGAAGGGCCTGTGTCGAGGCCTGGGTGACGGTCGGCTGTCTCAGGGACCGCATTGGACTTGGCCCGCCGATGGAAATTAGGATGGCTCCACACACGAGCCTGTTCGACGCGGTGGACCAGAAGGGCATCTATGGATACGCCGAGCAACCGACCATCAACCTGCCGGACGGCACCAAATGGAAGTACGTCCACAAGGCAGACGCCCAGAATTACGTAGCGGAGAACAGTCATGGTGACAGTCAACAGGTTTCAGCAGGCATTCCCGGAGAGGGGAGTGAACCCGCCCAGCCTGCCGGGGGAAACGGCCTTTCAAGGAACGGATCTGGTGAACCTTCGCCGGTCGCAGTTGCACAACATCGCGAGGGCGTGGGGGATCCACGTGGACCCGAACCTCACGAAGGATCAGATCCTGCACCCGCTGATTGACGCCGAGCGGAGAGGGGTCTTCAACAAGCCTCCCGAGAGCCCCTATCACTGGGAGATGGCGCAGCGCGATCCCGACATGCCTCTGGAGCCGCTGCACACGCCCTTCCCCGACACCCCGAAGAGGCGCCCCGGAGAGCGTCTCCCCGGAGGGGCCGGCTTCAAAAAGCTTCAGCAGACCTGCAAGGCGCTGAAGATCAACTGCGTCGGCATGTCCGTCCAGGAGATGCGGGACGCCATCAACAAGGTCGTGAACGGTGAAAGCGAAGACGACAGCGAAGTACGTCCCGAAAGTGGACGTGAGGGTCTGGAGGGCCAAGACCCAGAAGTGGGAAAGACCCTTGGACCCGTGGTGGAGAAAGGCTCTATCCCGATTGAAGGAGATCATGGATGACCGCCGTCGTATACGTCGATAACGGCACGGAGCTTGTTTCCGACGCGCTCCTGGCCATCGTGGGGGCGTCCGTGACGGCCTCGGGGTTCTACATCGCCTGGGGCACGGGAGGATCCAGCACCGGCGCCACGGCGACCAATACCAATGTGGATCTTGCCGCCAGGGCGACCGAAGCGGCGGTTTCCGCCACCTCGGAAACCCAGTCCGCCGCAGACACCAATCAATGGGTCGGAAGGCTGCAGACCACCACGGTCAAGACGATCGAGGAGGTGGGCCTGTTCATCGATGCCACCGGCACCGCGACGGACATGATCATCCGCGCCTCGCACGGCGGGGTCGTGATGGCCACGGACGACATCATAGAGTACACCATCACCTTGCAACAAACCTAGTATATTCATCTTATGCGGGTATGGGATGCGTGTCAAGATAGATCCTCGTGAATGCGTTATCTGCGGTTCTGTTTTCGACGAAGCGAACAGGACGAATGCCAAGCCGCGGCAGACTTGCTCTCGCTCCTGCAGGACAAAGCTGATCCACCGAAACCGGGATGCTGCCGGCAAGCCCAAAATGGGACCTGGGCTCAGCTATAACTGGGACATTCGTCCGGAACTCCGCCCGACAATTCGTCCCACGAACTACGACATTGCTTGGGCTGCCGGCATTTATGAGGGCGAGGGATCGCTGCAGTGCCATGGGCCTAACGGTATCCAGGTCCGTGTCGGCCAGAAGGAATTCTGGTTACCAGAACGCCTGCGAGACTTGTTCGGTGGCAGCACCTTGGAGCGCCAGATGAATGATCAGCCCTTCTCTGAATGGCATATCTCGGGTGCCCGCGCCCGCGGTTTCTTGCTGACGGTCTATGGCTTTCTTTCACCGCGCCGTCAGGGACAAATTCGTGGGGCAATGTGAACATGGCCGTGCTATTCCTCCGGCTGGTCAAGGGGAACCAGGCCAATCCCGGCATAGAAGACGGCATCGGCATTCATGCTTTCATAGGGGCGTTGGATGCGTGGGAGCGCGGGGAAATCAACAAGAACGACGTGCTCACAGGTTTCGGCCTGACCACCGGCACGGCCACGGGCGACGAGGCCGATCTCGATCTACTGAAGCTGTGGTACAACACCGCCACCGACCAGAAACTCTTCATCAAGGTCATGAAGGACCGCCTCTACATGGGCGAGGACA